AAAAGGAAGCGGATCGTCAAACGGAACGTCAGGATTCCCTGTCGGTATCTTCGACAAATCAACCGCATCGCCCTTCCTTGGGCGACGGGTTGGCTTTGACTCCGTAACCTGCGCTTTAAAGACACTGCGCATGGCTTCGACGGTTCTGTCGGTCACAATCCCTGCAACGCAGACAGACAGTTCTTTGCTGCTATAGCCATCTGGGCCGTTTGTAAACATGCGGCCCGTATCAACATGCTCATACACGACATGGCTATCGCCGCCGTCAATGGGCTTGCCAAAAGGCACTAGCGCGGGAATGAAAAGGTGCTGGTCGCATCCTGCACGTTGCTCTTTACCGCTCAGTGTTTTGTTGTGATGCACACAATGCCACTGCCCTTTCTCAACAGGCGTGGCATGACAACAAGTGCGACAGTTCGCAAGCGCCACTTTTTGCTGGTGGCAATGCGCGTAAAAGTCGCAGTTCTTGCACTGCCAATGTGCCGGATCATCCGACAGCTTAGACGGGGGAACTGTTTCATTGATGACACGCTTCGCTCTGTCCAACAGGCGGTCAAACTCAGGTTCGTCAAACTTCACCCATTCGGTAAAGATTTCGTCGGTGTCCTTGTTGACCGCAAAGTACATCGCCCGTTCTAGGCCCATCAAGCCCATGTAGACCTGCATCTGCGCGTAGTGGCGCGGCTTGGAGTCTTTAACGCCCTTCTTTGCCAAATCAGTAAATGAGCGGCTGTTGTGCGTCTTACACTCAAGCACCGCCCAACTCTTTGGCGCTTCAGGAAACCCCTTGCCGACACCATCGACACTGCCGCCGAAATGCCCCGTTGAGTCACGGCAAGTGATTTGCTTGCCGTTTTCCTCAACGTGCAATTCGACGCCAATGCCGCGCAGTTCCTTATGGATGCGATCTTCTTCGCGAACGCCCGTGTTAAAGAGGCGAAGCATTCGCCCTTCAAAACGAGTAAGTCCCGCCCAACGAAACGTCATCCATAAGTAGCGGTCACACTCATGCCCGATCAAAGACGCGCCAAGATGGTCGCGATGGTCTTGCGGCTTATCCGTATACCAGTCGTAAATTCTGGACGCGGTTGAATGCTTTGATTCAGGCATGGCTGGCATGACTTAGCCCTTCGCCCACGGACGCGCAGACGACCCGTTTGACTTTGGTGCAGGCGTTGCAGGTGCAGATGCCTTACCCCCCGCCGCTTGGTATCCCATAATGCGGTTGCGGGTCGTATCTTTCCGGTCAATGTCTACCTGCATCAAAAACAGCTTATCGTGCAAATCTTCAGTCTGTGTGAGTTTCGTCACACCCACCGCTTGGCAAAGCATCGCAAGCTGTGAACGCGCAATGTCCTCGGCAGTCTTGTTAGGGTTGGAAACGTTCAAACGTTCCCACAGGCGGCGTCCTGAATGCACGCCATCCGCAACTTGAATAACAAGTTCGATGTATTCGCCCGTGCCGGCCTTCGTTTCCTTAATGGACGAATCAATGATGATGCCTTCGTACATACCGCGTTCCAGCGGCTCATAGGATCTGTTGGACGGTTGTGGTGAGAATTCAGATGCGTCAAATTGAAAAGTTGGCATAGTTTTATCCTTTAGTTGATTGCTTCAATGAAGGCTTCCCAGGCAAGCGGGATGCTTTCCGGTAGGCCATATCGGTTTTTGGCCATATAGGCCGGACGTTCGCTGGTGTACAGCAAACGCTCCCCCGTGCTGATGCCGCGTGCTACTTCTTTGTTAAAGCCCACATCCGACTTCTTCACGATGGTCTTGTAGTTCGCAAACAGCACGGCATCGCACCATTCACGAATCAATGCGTTTGACCGATCCTGCAACTTCGGCTGGAAACGGTCATACGGTTCTGTTTCAGGACTGTCGAAACGTTTAATAGTGGTGTGTGCAATTAGCACGACCGCCATCCCCTTATCGTTACGCAGGGCGTTCAAGCCATTCAGCACATCGCGCCAGCGGTCGGCAGCAATCACCGCCCCTTTGCCATAGGCTAGGTCTTTGGCGTCGTACTTCGTTTCGATGTCGCGCCAAATCATCGTTTCCAGCCAGTCAAGGCTATCCAACGCGACGGTCTGAAAGTCATGCTTCTCTGCGTAAAGCGAAGCAATCGCCGCCATGACGTCATCGAACGATGACGCAAGCGGGAAGTGATCCACTTTCAAACTGCCAAGTCCATCTTCCGTCAGAATGAAAATCGGATTCGGCGCACCAGCGGCAAAGGTTGACTTACCAATGCCCTCCACGCCGTACACCATCATGCGCGGTGCAGAAATTGCTTCGTTCTTCTTAATTGATTTTAAGTCAAAGGCCATTTTGTTGTTCCTCGATAGTGATATAAGTTTTAGCGGGCTTCAGTGAGATAGCTGGCGCTATCTGCCGCCACAGGTCAGGCCGATCCATGCGGATGGCTTTTAACAGAGCTTCGTCTGCTTCGACCTTTGTTTTGACTGGCTTCTCCGGCCAATCTTTTGTGAGTACCAGCAGCCGATCTACGTCGGCTTTGTACATCAGCTTGCCTTGAGACTTCAGACGCAAACCGTTTTCTAAGACGGTTGTGCTGCTGCCTTCAGGCTTTGCTGGAACTAGGGATAAAAGTTCTTGTTCAATTTGCAAGCGGGTGGCTTGAGCGGCTTGTTCTGCACGTTTTGCCGTCAGCCAATCACTTGCCAGTTGCTCTGGCGTTTTCATCGTTGTAGCTCCGTGGTGGGAATTCACCCTTATCAAGGGTGGATAGACAATAAGCAACTGTCCTGAAAAACGCAACACCCTTTTTTCAAAAAACCTCACTTGATCTACATTCATCCATCCAGCGGTTAAAATTGCTGTTGACTTTTACCGAACATATGATGCAGGGTTATACCGACCTTGGTATCAGTAGAAGAAACGTTTACATGTCCAAACCCACCACAAAACAGTTAGAGCCGGCACGGTCTGTTGTGACTAAGCTCGGCGGCGTTCGTGCGACTGCTAGGATTTTGAGTATTGCGCCAAGTGCTGTATCGCGTTGGATGGCCGAACGCGATAACAAGGGGACGGGCGGTGTTGTGCCGCAAAAGCATTGGAAGGCATTACTTTTTTTTGCAAAAAAGGAAAAAATTAAATTATCTGAATCTGATTTATATTTCATAGATTAAGAGGGCAGTTCAATGGAAAACAACGAACTGCTGGAAGCAGTCTATGGAAAACTGGATACGGGTTTTTACGGATGGGTTACGAATTTTAGAGCCGATCCGAACAACGCTCCGATTAGCGTTTGGGGCGGGCGTCCTTACAATGGAAATCCGGCACAACAAAATCTCATCAATGGAAGTGTTGAGGACAACACGTTCTTTTGTACCTCTATCCTGAAAGGCGTTGATAGCGAAGGAAAGTTTCGTCGCGCCAAAACCTACTTTTACCGCTTGGGCGTCTTGGTGGCAGACGATGCCGATCCGTCTCACATCAATGGCCGCGCAAGCTATGTGATCGAAACGAGTCCAAAGAATTATCAAATCGGCGTCTTGCTTGATGAAGACGACGAAGACACGAAGAACTTGGCCCTGGTCGATGCCGTCATGCAAGCGATGGCCAAAGCCAACCTGATTAAAGCCGATAGCAGCGGTAATAACGTGGTGCGTTATGTGCGTCTGCCCGTCGGTAAAAATACGAAGCAACGGGAGTCAGGTATACACACCGTGTGTATACAAGAATCTGACCTGAACGTGCGCTATAGCCTTGCGGATGCGTGCGCCACGTTTGGGCTTGACTTAGATGTCATTCGCGAACAGATGAGCGTGATGCGTGAGACGCCACGCGCTACGGGGACGGGTGCGGACTATGCGGAACTAATCGCCGCGCTATCTGCGGACGATCCGAACGAACGCAGCTACCACGACGCTTTACTCAAGCTATCAAGCAAAATGGTCGCGAGCGGAATGCACGGCGGGGCGGTGGTTGAAGCCCTGCGCGGTTTAATGCTGGCCGTTAAACCCGCCTTTGGCCCAGAGCTTGACCGCTGGCAATCGCGTTTTGATGAAATTCCGCGCCTAGTATCTAGCGCAGAACGATTCCGTGCGCCGAAGGTCGAAATCGCTTTGGGCGTGACCGACGAAGAACGGCGGGGGTTATTGCTCACGCTGCCAGAGCTTCAGGACATCACCAAAAACGTCCGCTGGATGGTCAAGTCACTCATTCCTGCGGATGCGATGGGCATGGTGTTTGGCGCATCTGGTACTTTTAAGTCATTCGTTGCGCTTGACCTCTGCTTGCACGTTGCTCACCAAATGAATTGGTGCGGTCGTAAGACAAGTGGCGGGTCAGTCGTCTATGTGGCCGCCGAAGGCGGCGCAGGTATTTATCGCCGCGTAAGGGCATGGCATCAGCAGCACAAATTATCGAATCCCGATAACTTTCATGTGTGCATCACGCCATTGCTTCTGACGGAAGAAGATCAAGTGTCCACCCTACGGGAGTCCATTTCCCACTTACCCCATCCCCCGACTCTTGTAGTGGTGGACACCCTTTCTCAAACCTTTAGCGGCGATGAAAACAGCAGCACAGACATTTCAAGTTATTTGCGGCTGCTGAATACGCACCTACGCGCTGCGTTCAACGCAACCGTGATCGTGGTGCATCACACGGGACATGTGGCGAGCGAGAGGCCGCGTGGGAGTTCAGCAATTACCGCTAATCTCGACTTTTTGCTTGGTTGCTTTCGCCCAAACGCGGACGCCCTCGCCGCCCAGATTGAGGTTATCAAACAGAAAGACGGCGATAAACTCAACGCACAGTATTTTGAACTAGCCCGAGAAGTGCTAGAGAAGGATGAAGACGGCGAAGAAGTGTCAAGCCTGGTCGCAAGCTGGCACGATGCCATTAAGGCGGTGAAAGAGTCGGCGTTGAAGCTCACCCGCTACGAGCAAGCCTTTGTGGATGCTATGCCGCAAGGGCAGGATGTCAGCGAAACAGAATTGCGCCGAGTGCTGAACGAAATGGTCGAAAACGCAGCGTCGCGACGTCAAACGTGGAAGCGCACGATTGACGGTTTGCGCGAAAAGCGAATGATTAAGCCGACGGGGGTTGGGAAATGGAAACGGATTTGATGTCTGGTCGCGCAGTGGTCAACACTTGATAAATCGCGTTGGATAGCAAGTCCACGAACGCTTCGTCTTGGTTTAAGTCCTCACGCCCGATATGCGCCAAGATCGCATGCGTGATTTCGTGCCAGAGCGTGTGATGCAAATGCGAAATGGGCTGCTTTTTGATGCGCGGCGACAGCACGATCACTTTGTCATCGTCGCGATACCACGCCCACGCCTCACGCGGAACGCGACCATATTTCACCGTAATGCGATGGCCCATCAATTCAAACGAATCAATCATCTGGCGTCGGCTCCGGCTTTAATTTTTCCTTCTTCCACCGCATTCTAGCAATGCGTTCGTAAAATTCACGCCCCCCACGGCGCTTGCTTTTGCCTGTCGTCTTGCCGCCCTTCTTGCCCATTTCGCTCATCACTTTGCGTATCACTTCGTCGTCTATTGTCATCGTCAATTTCCCATTCGTTTAATGCGTGCTGTGGCACGAAAAAGGCGGGACGCCCTTTGCGTGTCGGGTCGTCCCAATACATGTCTTTTTTGCCATCTATTCCGTAAATCCAGCCGCGCAGTTCGTAGTCACCGCGCTTGCCTGTCACCAGTACAAACGGCACGTCGTCGGGGTCACTGGGATGCAGAATCAAACGCCCGTGGTCGAGTTCTGTGTGCCTTACTTCGCACCCCGTCACATCCCTAGCCCCTGGCCCCGCTAAACCGCTCCAATAGACTCCTAGAGCCTTACAGACGGCAAGCTCGGCGCAACTAGACTCTATCTCAACTTGCCAGCCATTCGCGCCGTCGTACCCATATCGGTGCTGTAGTGCGTTCGTCAGGGCTGCGCCGGTTCGTAATACCGCCGCCAGTGCTGCAATCTGCACCTCTTGTGCAGTAAGTTCTACTCTCACCAATTTCCTGTGCCTCGTTTGGCGTCCTCAGACGGGGGCGGCAGGTTAGGCGGCGGGCGGCAGATCAGGGCCGTCACTATTTTCCAGCTTAACCACACGGCGGTCATTGCTATACACCAGCCGAATGCGGCTTCGAGTATTTCGTTCATGTTGCCTATCTGCTCCATTGCATACCGAACACTTGATCCAATCGCCAAAACCATCGTCGATCCAGAACTTGCCCAAGCAATGAGGGCAGGGGTCAAAACGAATGCCGTCGGTCATTTCGTATCCTCACAAGAAAGTCGCATCATTATTTCTCCAAAAATCTGCGGTATTTGCGGGACAACGGCGTTGCCGAGGGATTTAAGTCTGTCCAACCTGTTGGGAACCCCATCAGCCACTCGACCCACGTTGGGTTCAACGTCCCACGCCCCCGTTCTTTTTTCACCGCAACCGAAAGTCCAATTTGTTTCCCGATTCGGATT